CCCCGACGAATATACTCTTTCAAATCCCAGCGAAACTCTGCTAATTCCTTTGCATTCAGCTTTCTTTTCGCTTCCCCAAGGCTGATTTCGTTATTATTTGCAATTCGGGCATACCAAGATAGCAAATCGTCTTCCATCTTTTTCATTGCCACTTGGTATTGATAATTCAGCTCCTGAGCATAGTTATCGCCGACACCTAGCAGGCTTTCTTCCAGTAAGTCGAATCGCTTATTCCAATAATCCCTACTCGTCTTCATTTTTTACCGACCCTTTAGGAAAAACACCCTCATAAGAATCAATATCCCTAAACGATGCTTCTCGCTCCTTGGCGATTCGGTTTAATTCCGCTTGCACGTCGTCCACATAGGGGTGTTGCCCGACTAAGGTCTCATGGCTCAAAATCCCTTCGGAGTTCCGGATATCATTGATAACTCCGGATTCACTAATCATGATATCCCGATTAAAAATAAACGCTACTTTTTCATCAAGTTCTGTTAGCTTCTTACCGAACTGCAAATAGGCATTCACGAACCACAGGAGTTCTTCCAACGACGCTTGATATTCAGTCTCCATCATATTGGCATCTAAATCGATTTCACTATACATACTCTTCAGGTTCAATTCATTCGGGTTATTGCCAAATCGGTCTTCCTTCGCATCGAATCCCCGGCCGTTTGAAACAATCGCCTTCTTGATGATGTCGATGATTGCCTTGTAGTTCTCCGCATTGACTTCAATTTGAAGGCTCTTCACGTCCCCTTGAATGCCGTCCACTGTCCGCACTTTCACTGCACCATAAGTCTTGAGATTATGCCGAAACTCCCCCAAATCAGTACCGTCATAATTTACCAATACCAGAATCGTATTCCGAATATCCTCCTCCATATTGTCGGTAAAGTTTGAAGTAATCCGATTCAACGCATCTTGTAGCGACTTGACCCGCTGTATCAGTGGAATCTCCAGAGGATTGTATTTAAAGGCAATCAAAGGAAGTTTATTCCATGTCAGTGTTTTCGGCTTCTCCCCTTGGGCATCTTGAATCAAATAACTTTCATCGGATTTTTCTACATCCGGAATCAGCTTCCCTGATTGCAGTACATAGTGAAAAATTCCCTCGCTGTGGTAAAGCTCCACTTTCGTAATCGTTCTCGGTTGCTGCCCTTCATAGCCCTGCACATCATAAATCCGCACTGCAAGCTCAAGTTCCGTATGATCGCTATCTATCCAAAACGGTAAAATCTCGCTCGGCGAAAATCTTCGAAATTTTAGTTCCCCTTTTTCGTCCACATAAGGATGAAGCCAGCCAATACCGCCATTAAAAGAATCCATTCCCAGCCTTTTCAGTAGTCGCATGAACCGCTTACTACCCAGCAAATTCAGAAGCTCGCTTCCGTATTTTTCATCCTCAGTCACAATGCTCATGGGCTTACCGAATAGATAATTCGTCTTCTGATCCACAAGCATTGCATACATATTATCGACCAGCTGATTATTCGGAAGATTGCCGATGACTTCTTTCTTCCCGCCCTTGCCGATTGCCGTACGCTGCTTGCCTAAAATTGCCTGCTTGCCCTCGTAGTATTCCTTCGCTTCAATCATCGTCTTGCGGTGTGGCGACTCCAAAAAAGCTTTGATTTCCTTCTCCAAAAATCCTAAAAAACTCAACCCCGATGCCGCACCTTGCCGAATCAGTGCATTCATATGTCCTGTCCTATTCTCCCAGCCTAGCATTTTCTACCTCCTATCAATCAAAATCAAAGGTACTGCCCTTGACCAAATCTTCCAGTCCGTACCTCATCGCATCCATCAAGTGATTAAAATCATCAATCGGCTTATTCAGCTTGTTGCCGAGCTTATCCTCACTCCATATATAATTACTAATCTCAGTAATGAAATTCACACAGCTCGGATGAATCACGATTTTATAGTCCTGGATGAATTGAATCCCATTGAGTACGCTGTCCTTGCCTTTCCGAGACCTACGAACCCCCTTCAAGCCCAGTTCATATAATTCGTTGCTCTTAGGCTCAGCGCAATCGGCAACGATTTTCTCCTTGCTGTATCCAAGTCTGCTGACTTCCTTGGCTATTTCGCGATTCGATAAGGCTTTTTTATACATCTCATCAAATACATAAATTTCCTTCGCTACCGAATCCACCAACCCGCAAAAAAGAGCACTCGGGTCATTGGTATAGCCAAAATCTAGCCCGAAGCAACTGACAACAGAGCCTCTCTTGGCAATTTCCGCTTTATCGAATACCCGCTCTTCCCAATTCTCATAAACTAGACCTTCCACGATTCCCCAATCCCCCAATCCTGCTACTTGGTATCGCCTTGGATTATTTCGCTTCATGGTTTCAAACAATCTACGGTCAGCCTCATCCAGCCATTCATTACACAAATAATTCGTCGTTTTCGCCAAAACTTCCGGATCCTCAGCATCAAAAAACCGCTTCTTCAGCCAATGTTTTTCGTTCCACGGGTTGAAAGTCAATGTGACCTGCTTAAATAACCCCTCCGGCACCTTGCCACGAATCGACTCATCCACCATGTTGAAATCACTTTCTTTCGTGATTTCGTACGCCTCTTCAATCCAGAGCCAGCACAAATACCCGACATCCACCGTAATCGACGTCACTTTCAGCGGGTCATCCAGCCCACGAAAATAAATCTTCTGCCCCGTCGGTATATAAGTCATCTCCAACGGCGATTCTTTGCATAAAAAAAAGGCCTCTACGCCCAACCGGCGCATTGCCCATTTTAACTCTGCATAGCAGCTGTCCTTCAGCGTCCGAAAAGTCTTTCGAATTACCAGTAAATTCGCTTCCGGATGCCGCATCAGCGACGAAATAAACCACAGTGCTGTAGTTTTACTCTTCTTGCTCGCCCTCGAGCCCTTACACACCCTGTACCTGCCCCGATGCCGCCAGAAATCGCCATATCCTTTGCCAATCAGTTTCGGCAACTGTTTTCTAATCTTCGACTTCATCATATCCATCAATCACAATCGGCGATACATCCAGCTTTACCTTCTCCGTCAAAATCCCATACCGCTTGGCAAGAAGCTCCGCCGCCTTATTGCGCTCTTTAATACTGACATCCTTCTTCACAAGCCGAGCTTCCGAGCAACCATCGCCGACCCCTTCCACCACAACGACCTCTTCCACTAGCTCATTTCGCATCGTGGAAGTGAGATACTTCAAAACCTCATCCGCCGAAGCAATCTCACGCTCGTCCTTTTGGGTCATTAATTCATTTAGGTAGCTCTCAACCTTATCATTTTCTAGTAATCTGTTACTATTCGCAGCAGCCACAATATCACTCTTTGTGCTATACCCGGCAGCCTTATACGCCTGAGTCGCATTCCCCAGCTCCAAATACTTATGAACAAACGTTTTTTGCTTGACCGTCAAATTGTTTTTCAATATCTCACCTCCTTAAAAATGGGCAATAAAAAAACCGCCAGTGACTACATCACCGACGGCAGGACAGACCTTCGTACCTCGATAATAGCATTTGTCAAGTTTTCAGTCAACTGGAATTATTTACAAAGATTCTCATAAAGCTTTTTGGTAGATGGTCTCCGGAGTTTTTGCTTGTTTGAAGTTTTTCCGCTTCGCTTCCCTCCGCCACCTTTGTTAACTACCGCCGGAGCCATCATTTCCGTAAAATCGCCTGTCGTCATTTCTGACAATGATTTTTCTTCATCGCCAAACCAAACTTCGCTTTTGCACTCCGGACATTTGCAAAAATCACCGGTTTCATCAATCTTCATTAAAACACGACACTCTTGGCAAAACCAGGCTTTCTTATCTGTCATTTTTTACCTCCCCCAGATGTGGCTTATTAATCCCCTACCTCCAACATCTATGTATTAAAATCGTTGTAGCTTGTACCATGCTCCATGTGGGCTACTGTTGCGGCCGGTCTTTGCCATTGCCTAGCGAATTTCTTATAATCTGGGTCATATTCTTTTCGCTGTTCCGGCTGATAAAGCTGAGCGAAAGGCATACAACCCGCCTCGTACACCGCTCTCAACCGCTTTTCGTCAGCCTCAATACCATTTATACCAATCATCGTGTAACACCGGAGCTTTCGGCGGTTGAATCCTGCTTCGGTCAATCGCCCTGCCGCTTCTTGCAATTTGTGAATTGCATTGTCCGTATCACAAGCAAGCCAGAGTTCTTTAATGCTGAGTTGCTTCACGTTCTCTATGAAGTGGTCATCAATCAGACCGACCTCTAACCCGCCTTTGAAGTTGATTGCCTTTTGTGTTCGGAGCATTTCAAAAACCTTGTCTTTGTGTTCTCGACTACACGCTAAAAAGTTGTTGTCTTGAATTATGTTGCCCTCGACTACTGGTAATTCCCGCAATGCACCTTCTCTTTTCGGCACAAAACACCATGAGCAGTGATTCGGACAACCTCGGCTTGTAAATATAATCCCCTGCTTGATATACCTACCCGGTATAAACTCGCCGCCTGAATTACCATAAGCAGGGCCATCTAATAGAACCGGCTTGTCGGTAACCGCTTGCCATGCATTATATAAAAACTCTGCTCGTGGTTTATCCCAAGTGAATACACAGCAGATATGGATTTCATCATGCTCTGGTATCAATTCTTGGAACGGCGGAGTGTCAAAAAAGCAGTAGTCATCATCTGGCGTATAGCTTGTTTTTACCGGAAATACTCTGATTATTTTCATCTCACGAGCTCCTTTCTATTTCCACGAACATCCCACACCGCTTCCTTGCGATTTCCACATAACTAGGATTCAACTCAATGCCTATGCCAGACCGACCCAATCCGCTTGCTACACTGAGCGTAGTTCCCGAACCCAAAAACGGATCAAGCACTACATCGCCGACTTTGCTTCCAGCCTTGATACACCTACTGACTAGCTCTTCCGGAAAAGTCGCAAAGTGAGCTTCCTTAGTCGGCTGTGTCGGAATCGCCCAGACGGTTCTGGGGTTTCTTTTACTGACAATCGCCCGAAAAGATTCTTGAAGTCCTGCTTCTCGGTATTTTGAATTAAAATCTCCACGCTTCTTACTTTCTCGTGGGCGATGTTGCTTGTATTTTTGATTCGGGATCTCGAGGGTGGTCATCTTCCCACTCTCCCTATCGAAACTGCGCTCTGCGGAATCAGGAGAATAAACCGCATCTTCCTTAATCGCCTCGCTATCGAAATAATATTTCGGCTGCTTTGCTAAAAGAAACAGATGCTCGTGAGCTTTTACTGGTCTGTCCTTAACCGATTCGGGCATCGCATTAGGCTTGTGCCATATGATTTCTGACCTTAAAATCCAACCGTCGTCTTGCAAAGCAAATGCTAATCGCCAAGGCAAACCCATCAGATTTTTAGGTGGCAATTCTGATTTCACTTTTAAAACCTCAGAAGCCCCAAGTATGCCCTTGCTGGTGTCCTGCTTGTACTTTTTAGCGTTGTCTGGGTACTGAGCCGCTCCCTTGCCACTTCCGGAATAAGTATCACCGTAGTTAACCCAAAGCGTGCCGTCATCACGAAGCACCCTTTTAACTTCTGAAAATACTTCAACCAACTTTGCAAGATGCTCGGTCATCGTGCTTTCTAACCCGATTTGCCCATCAACTCCGTAATCCCTGAGCCCCCAGTATGGTGGACTGGTTACGCAACTTTGAACAGATGCGTCAGGCAGGGTTTTGAGGACGGTCAGAGCATCACCGCAATATATTTTCATCCTTCCACCTCCCGAATCGCCTCAAATATCGGCAGCACCTGATAAGGCACTACCGCATTGCCATAACATTTCAATTGCTTCGCTGGGTTCTTACATTCCTCAGATAATCTCGGTGGCTCGAAATCATACTGATAAGGATTACACCCCATCGGCCAGCCCCGAAAAGTATCTTCACATTCTCCGAGTGAAGCCCAACCCACCGGAAATACCATCAAAAGAGCCACCCAATCCGGATTCAATTTCATCTTGGTCCTTACAAATTCATGCCCACTTGCTCCGGTTGTTCTTATAATTGCATCCGGATCTGTTACCTCGGCAATCTGGATATCTAAAGGCTTTGAAAAATCATGCCTTACTCCCTTCCCACAAGGCCTTGTAGTCGGTGTACTCCATAACAACCTCCGCAAATCTCCCGGCAAAGTATCACGCTTCCCGCAGGACGGTGGCAACCCCGCATCATTAGCCATCTGTGTAGTCGGCGTGTTCCAATTTTTTACCCTCGTAGCCAAGCCATCGCCGGAAGTTTTGGAAAGCCCTTTCCGATTATGAAGGCTCGTAGTTGTAGGTGTCGGCCAAAGCTGTTCCATGATTTTCACAGTCCGGGCAAGCCCCACACTGCCATCAGTTCCGTTGCGATTGATTTTCCTCAGCCGCCCGGATTCCAATATCTTAAATCGATCATCCTTTGAAATAATCGACCCGACAGTACCATCACTCGCAACCGGTGTCGGCCACAAGTCGTTATTTTGGAAAAGTGCCAAAGAAAATTTCACTAATTCCAATACTTTCTTTACTTTCTCTGGATTCCGATTCCCAACAATAAAAATCCGCTCCCGCTTATGAGGCGCGCCTACATCGCAAGCTCCATAACAGAGCCATCCGACAGCATACCCCATTTCGTAAAGTCTAGCGACGCAATCTCCAAAGACCCCTCCTCTAATTCCTCTCTCGTTGCAAATAGAGAGGAGTCCGGATACATTCTCCGCCAAGACCCATTCTGGTCTAGCCTCAGAGATGATTCGCGCCATTTCAGGGAATAAATGCCGTTCGTCAAATTCCCCTTTCCGCTGCCCCGCGACCGAGAAGGGCTGGCAGGGGAATCCACCTGAAATAATGTCAATTCCTCGGTACTCATTCCCATCAATCTCCCTCACATCGTTAATAATCGGCACTCCCGGAAACCGTCTTTTAAGTACTTCCACCGGATACTTTTCGATTTCACAAAAAGCAACCGTCTGAATCCCCGCCATCTTCGCCGCCAAATCAATCCCCGCAATCCCCGAAAACAAACTTAGTTTTCTCATTCCTCCACCTTATCTACTCCCAGCCATCTTTCGGCCAGGTTTTAAAATCCTCATCCTCAACCACATAGGCGGTCGGGTAACGGTTTTGATTTTGCGCCACATAGAACATTCTCGCCGGCACGAAATAATACAATACATCATCGCCTAGAAATTGCCGATTTCTTGTGCCTCGTTTTTTTCCGGATTTAAGTTTTTCTAAGGTTTCATCAAGAAGCATTGTCATCATCGAGAGTTTTTAAATATCTTTCCCTGCGCTCTTTCAAAAATTCCTCAAAACGAGCGTTTTGCTCGTTTAATAATTCGTTTTCTCTGTTATAAATTTCCAGAAATTCCTCAATAGTCACAAACTCAATATGCGGTTCGCCAAATATATTTGCGTCTAGGCAATGAAATTCATACCCATAATCCTTGCCATTCCCAGTTCCGCAACCATTTTGGTGATTACAATAAGCAATGCCGCCGTCAATGATTTCTAGCGAATCGTGGGAATCTGTGCCCACGATATGAACCTTGCCGTCCGACCTATCTTTAACCCTTATAATTGGGATTAGCATTAAAATAACCCTCCTTGCTTTTCTGGCTGGAATTCATCTTCCAAAATCCTAATTGTGATTTCCGCTCGTGGATTATTCTTGTCATAACCCATCATCCGAGTGCCATCCCAGTTAATGACCTGTGAATCGTTGACTATCACTTGAGCAGTTTCGAGAATATCTGCTGTCGCTTGCATGAGTCCAATCATGTCCGGCTTGCCTTTTCTATCCGGCAGCCAGTAAAAAGCCTGTATTTGCACATTTTTATCGACCTTCGGCAGCCGCATTTTAAAATGCTCAGTAAGCTGACTCACTGCATCTTTTTCATAAGTGACATAGGCTTTTGAGGGTAAAACTTTGGGGTATTTGCCAATCATAAAAACCCTCGGGCTGTTCTTTTTCGTCATCGGTCGCCCTTTGATGACAAGCCTTATTTCACTCATCCCGGAGCCTCCTCAAAACTTTTATCAAAACGGAATGTCTTCATCTGGCAACACTTCTGAACCGAAAGATGAGCCTCTTGATGTCGAGCTACCAGAAGTTTCTGACCGTTCCCATGAATCGAGAGGTCGAGCGACTGAATTGGCAATAATTTCAGTTACCCAACGCTTGTTACCATCCTGAGCATCGTAGCTTCTGATTTGAAGCCGTCCATCAACTGCCACCAACTGTCCTTTTTGAAGCTCATTTCCGCAACTTTCTGCGAGTACATTCCAAGCAACGCAATTAATAAAGTCAGTCTCTTCACTTTTGTAACGTCTTACCGCTATCGTGAAGCTGGCTACCGCTTTTCCTGTTTGGGTGTACTTTACTTCGGGGTCTTTAGTTAATCGCCCCATGAATTGGCATCGGTTCATGCTTCGCTACCTCCATTTCAGGAATTACTGTTTCTGGAAATAGTGTTCCCTGCGCTCTCGCGCCATTCACATATTGCTCACTGAACTCAATCATTTTATAAATTCTTTTCTGGCAAAAATCGGTGAGTAGTCCTTTTCTTGCCAATTCTCCCTCGCCTTGAACTTCCTCATATTTGACCGGAGTATTTAGGGCAACTACTCCATGGGAGTTTTTAAGCTGTAATTTCCCGCTAATTACAACTCCCAGCACATCATCATCGCCCTTGTAGGACAACGACAGCGTAGTTACCGCAATTCGCTCAACCTCAGCCGATTGCTCGCACATCTCTTTGATATCCAAAGCCAACTCTGCAAAAGCCTCATATAGTTCCGGTGTTGCCGGGTCGTTTGATATAAAAGAAAATACATCAAAACTGCCGTTCTTGTTGACCTTTTCATAGGTCATTTCAATTTTTTCATTCTCCACCACTTTGATTTTCTTGAATCTCATGAGATTACACCCTTTCCACTTTCACATATTTTCACGATTTCCTCAGTGATTTTTCGCCATCTGAGGCTCGCTTTCTCCTTACTCATCCTTGAAGTCAAAGCCCATCTGGCGATCCTTTCCCTGCGCTTTTGAAGCCTGATTACTTCCGGGCTGTATTTGATTGCCCCCATCTAAATTCAATCCCCTTTCTTCAAAGGTCATCCGTTCCCCGATGAATTCCGCAGGAATCGCACCAGTCGGGCCATTTCTGTTTTTCTGAATCACGATTTCCATATTCGCATCTACTGCTTCAAGTTTTGCAATTTTCTTTTCTCCGTCTTTTGTTCCGGATACCGGATATTCCAAACGCAGAAGAAGGTCGCACTCATCTTCCATATTTTTAGCGCCTTTTAAAAAACCTTCGTGATTTAGCTGAGCAAGCATAATGACTGTTATGTCTTGAATCTGAGCAATCGTCTTTAATCGTTTGGTTATTTGGCTCATTACTTGCCATTCCTGAAGCTTTTTATCTTGGGTATCCATCCGCCCCACATAATCAACCACCGCCACCCTCAAATCCTTTTGGGATTTGAATCGCCGAATAATTGATTCCAGTTTTGTCATTGTCAAATCTGGTTCAGTAACGCTATAAAATTCACTGTGTTTCATCTTTTCCAGCGCATTCCAGACGCTTTTTTCTTCTACCTCGGACAAAGTACCCATCGCCACCTTTTTGTGCGTTACAGCCGGGTCTTTGGCAGCAATAGTCATCCATCTGCTAGCAATTTGCTCATCGCTCATCTCAGTATTGATATACAAGGTCACTTGCTTTTGTGTCATGGCAAAAGACTCAACCAGATTCAAAGCCAATGCAGTTTTTCCTTTTCCGGTAGGAGCTGCAACGATTATCAAATCGCCCCTTCCAAAGCCGCCGTTGACGGATTGATTTAATCGCTTGAAACGAGTATAAATACCGCCGTTATTCTTTTTCTCCTTGCGATCTATCAAAAGCTCAAACATTTTGTCAGCGTGCTGGTCTGGGCTGATAATCTTCGGCACATCTTTTTTACCAGTTTCGATTGCGAAAAGTTCATCTTGCGCCACAAATAGGGCATTTTTCAGCTTCCCTTTTTTGGCTAATTGAGCCGAATTCATCATTGCCGAATACAATCGGCGACAAGCTGCCAGTTCCTTCAATCGGTCAATCCCAAGAACGAATACTTCTTCTCCGTACAAAAGCTCAGTGTTTCCACCTATGTCGTATCTCCACGAGCTTTGAAATTCTTCCTTCACTTTCGGGTCAAGAAGGGTATAGACACTGTCTTGACTTGGCTTTTGCCCCTTCTCCCAAAGTTCGCCAAGAACCCTATAAATATCTGCCCAAAGAGCATTGCCGGTAATCGTGAAAATATCTTGCTGAAGCTCGCCCATGCCTAAGTCAAAATAGCCATCCAGATTAATCATCGTTGCTACAATTTGCTTTTCTAGGGATTCGTCCACGAAAGAACCTTTGTCCCAAAACAACCGTGCTTCCTCACTTTTTGATTGCTCCCCTATTCCAACGGCAGCCATTGCTCTTCCACCTCCTCAACACCGAGAACCGACTCCGCATCTTCTTTGACTTTCTCGTTCTTCAAGATGCTTTTCAGGTACAAAAAAGGAATCCGCACCTTGCCTTTCTTCTGCTGCTCCTTCGTTCTGTCGATTGCGTCTATCACTTTTTTAGCACCATGCTTCTCAACGAAAAAAGATAATGCTCGCCGGTCGGTCGAATTCAGCATTATAAAATTTTTCTGATACCAATCTAGGACTTCTCTTTCTTCAGATTCAGATCTGTTCTGAATATCTATATTCTGATTTCTGATTCTGATTTCTGATAGGCCGTTACAATCTTGTTTCGTGTAACGGCTCTGTAACGTTACATTTTCGTCCTCGTTTTCCTTACTTCGGTGCCGTTGAACCCTTTCTTTACTGATGTCAGACGCTTTTTGCTTTTCGCTCCAATCAGGCAAAAAGCAGCAACTTTTTTCAGAAAAACTTTGATTTTTTTTAGAAGAAAGTTTCAAAAAACTTTCAACTTTTTCTGAACTTTTCTCCAAGTTTTCTTCAACTTTTTTCATTTCTACCAACTTTAGACTTAATAAAGCGGATAAATTTTTCTTTGTGCTTTGCAGTGATAGGTTTGCTTCTTTGGCAAAATCCTTTTCATTCAATGGAACATTTTCAGATAATAGAAGATGACCTCTAACAGGCGACTTTGAAGCTAGAACCAGAAGGGCAATATACAACCATCGCCCTTCTGGCGGAAGGCTATTAATTTTCCTGCTACTTGTAATTTGGTGGTATAGCCTAATCCATTTCATTTCTAGCCCTCCTATGCTGATTTCGTTGGCATTTTTTCGTACATATCAATCATTGTTGAAGCCTCGGCGACTGTTAATTCTGTCGTACTTGATTTCCCTGTCATTTCTGCAAGGTCAACTTTTATTTCTTCAGGGCTCAACCCTTTGTCTTTAGCAGTTGCAAACATCTTCTTTACTTGTGCTTGCGTGGCTAAATTGGGATTTTGAGATTCTGATTGCTTGTTTGGTTGCGGCCTTGCTTGGCTCTTTCTTGGTGCTTCTGAACCACTCTTGCTTTGCGTTTTTTCGTCAGTTGTCACATCTGCTTCCGGGTCATCCCCTGTCTCAATATTCAACCCAATCATATAAGCATATTTGATAGCGGCGGTCTGAGCTTTCATCACAGCTTTGTCTCCAGAATCAGTCCCGCAGCCCATCCCTTCAAAAACCATCATTTCGCCACTTCCACTATCTACAAGAGTCACAATTACTTTGACGATCACTCGCTGCGTTTCTCCCTCTCGTTTAGTTGCAGCAGAATCTATATTGACTATTTCCAGTTTGGTTTGAGCGGCTATTTCCTGCTCTGATAATGCATCATTCACTTTTTCAAGAATCGCACCAGCAGAAGCATATTTATATTTGTGGAAATCATTTCGACCGTCCTTTTGGACATATGCGCATTTTTTCGCAACTACAGCCAATTTCCTCGCAATTTCCTTCAACTTCGCTCATCCTTTCTTTTGAACTTTTATACTTGCAAGATTCAAGTTCACCGAAGATAACAAATTCATTCGTTGGCTCAGGATGATAACTCATGCTCAACACCCCTATCTATCAGCCATTTATCAAAATTCTCCTTTTGCTTCTGATTGAATTTGAGCCGATAAGAATACCAAGAATAATCTTCCGTTTTTGAAGCTTGCACTTCTCTTGGTTTTGGCTCAGGTTGCAAAGATTGAGAGGCGACCATTGCTTTTGCTTTTTCTTCCCACTCTTTTCTTTCTAGTGCTTTTTGATTCACAAGGTCAATGATGCCCACGAGTTCCACTTCATCTAAATTACCTAAGTCAGAAACCTCAATAGGTGCTATAAGGTTCATCTGTGCCGATGTGCTTTCACAAAGAGTTTTAGCCATCTCCACCTTTTGCTTCCGTAGTGATTCAAGCTGTTCTTCTTGCTTTTGCATTTCGAGCAGAGCATTTGCACGATGGTTTAAGTCATTTTTTGTATCTGCTTCTTTTTGGGTTTTGTTTAAATACTTATCTTGGATCGTTAGCATTGCCTTATGTTTTTCAGATAATTCCAAGTTATCAGCAATTTCGTCAATCCATGTCTCAATCTGTTTCGTCTGTTCTTGCTTCCTGTTCTCTTCAAAAACAGAAGTCTGTTGTTTAATTCCGTCTTGCACTTCTATAACCAAATTTTTGATTTCATTAACTTGGTCCTCAAACTTGCTGATATTGACCGAAGCCGCTTTTTTCTTATCTTTTCGGTAATCATCAAACTTTTTAGCGAGACCACCAAGAGAACGCTGCACCTTCTCTGCAAAAGCCATGTTTTCCTCAGTTACAACCATGTTTTTGTATTTACCCAAGTCATTCAAAATAAAGGACTTCACTTCTTCATATGGGAAAGGGATAATTGCCGGTGTTATTTCGCTCTCTGTAATTTTTAGCGCAGCTTCGTCAATAGATGCGAGTGTGTCGGTCATGGTTTCCTCGTCAATTTTTCCTTCTTTGTAAAGAGTCATCACTTTGCCACTGTTATCTTCAATTGGTCTAATTTCCATTTTCAAACCTCTGCTTTCTACAATTTTCTTGCCGCTTATAAATTCGAATCAGGCCGTTTTTAATCGCTTTCCAATCCATCTAAGCCACTCCTTTTTACTAAATTTTTATCAACCATACCACCTTTGCTATAATCAACTTGGAAGGGAGGTGACAATTATGACAAACTTAGTTAATGTCAGTGAAACAGTCTCTGCAGTTCGAGAATCCGAAATTAACAAGTACCTAGAGCTTGGTTGGAAAATTCTTGCGATTGAAAAAGATTCTCGGATTGGCGAATACGGAGAATCAGCCACAACGACGTTTGTTCTCGGCTGGGATAAGGTTCAAGCTATCCCTGCTGTTCATCCTGAGAAACGTCCCAGCGAGTAGTAATGCCCAATAAAAAGTGAGGTTTCCCATTTGAGGTAGCAGCGTGAATAATTCTCCATCCTTCGTGGAGTAATTGATTTGCTTCTGCTACTTTTTTTGTGGATTTTACCTCTTTCACGTCGTATAACGAAAATCTCTTTTCCATTTCTTTTAATCCCCTTTCGTTTTTTGATTCCATCTACGCCACCCCTTTTTGCTGACTTCTCCGATAGCACCGAGAACAAATCAAGACTTCTTCCTCGACTCCATCAATTTCGGCCTCGCTATTTTCGTAGTCATCACAGTTCTGGATTTCGTCCTCGCACTCGTGGCAACGACCAATCACTTCCTGCATTTCCTTTTCATACTCGTGCTGATGAAAGCAACGCTCTGAGCAGTAAACTTGATAGCTTCCATTGGTTCTTGCTCCGCATACATAACAGCTCATCTAAGCCACTCCCTTCGCCAAGTGTTCAACTTGTTTTTTCGGCCTCACATTTTCTTCTGCTACCACGCCAAGTTGATTCTCGTAAATGTCCGCAACCTGTTTTATTTCCTCTTTCTCAGTTTCAAGAACCTTGATTTTTGATTCTTTTTTAAACAGCTCTTTGGCAAGCCTTTCGTTCTCCAAAACAAGTGCCTTGACTTGCTCTATCAGTTTGTCACGCTCCATCGCTTCAAACTCCATATTTGCCTTCTTTCTCTCAGTATGCTAAACTGAGCTTGCCTTTTCTCACTCGTGTGAGCCGAACAGTCCTGTTACCGCAGGGCTGTTCTTTTTTTATGCCTTGAATCATGTGAGCCTCCTATCCTGCCAGAGCAACCATGCTGTTTATTAAGTCCAAAAATTGTGGGATTACTATTGAGGCCTGGCGACAAATATTACTTAATTCTTCTCGCCCTACCAAGCTGACCATCAGAAGGTACTTAGTTCCTAGCGATTGGTCTTTGTAGACCGACTTAGCTTTCAGGACGAAATCCTCACTTGGATTTCTTATGCCTCTTTCGTAATCTCGAATCGAATCTACCGAAACATGGAGCATTTCTGCTGCTCGCTCTTGGGTCAATTTGGCATTTTTCCTACTACTTTTTAAGTGCAATCCGTAGCACGTATCCATTCTCAACACCTCCTTCCGTTGAGATAATTAAGTTGCTCCTCATCCTCTATCCCCCTTTTGCTTCCAATCCCGAACGCTAGTAATTTCATAATCTTTTGTACTGCCAGATTTCCTTTGGTTGCTCTCGGCTTTCAGAACCATCCGGATTGAAACCCCTACAGCGAGGAAGAAAACCACCACCGATGCCAACATCTTCTCGCCTCCTCACATTCCTGCGGATATTTCGGCGATTCGTGCCGATTCTCGCAATAAGCAAATTGAAGCAACTAGTAAAGCAGTCATTAGAATGCTAAAGCCCCACAAGAAGTACAGCCGCTTCATGTTGACCTGTTTCATATCGACCAATCCCTTCTACCTTTTGTTTTTGTAAACGGCCGAGATGTATCTAAAACCGCCTTTGCCTGACTCTCGCCATGCGCCCTCAGAGCTTCCTCGACCTCATCTGCAAAAATCTTGTATCTTTTGGTTTTTGCATCATAGATACAAGGCAATATGCCCTTCTCGCAGTATTCCTTAATCCTCTTCCTCTGCAAGCCGGTATTTCCGTACTTCCAAAGTTTGTAAACCGAAACCAAAGTCGGCACTTTTATCACTCCTTTCAATGGCTCTGATTGCTCTCCCTCGAGTAATCCACTTTTGCTCCGCATTGCGTGCAATAACGTGGAACAGAACCTTTTTCTAAAATTTCCTTGCTAATGCGGTCGGACAGCTTGTTCAAATAACCGCATCTT